CATAAAGATACTCCTTTCTTATCTGTGCGTATTCCGGTGGTATGTTTGCGTTTAAGTATGCCATAATAAATCCTCATTTAATACTGCCCCAATTACTCCCTTCTTCATAATCTACTTTGTTAGGAACTTCAAGAGTGACAGTTGACTCCATTATTTCTTTAACCTTATTAGCTTCTTGTTTGCTTTGCACAGATATATCTAATTCATCGTGCACTTGTAGATGTGGTATGATACCTTCTGAGTGTAAATCTATCATAGCTTTTTTTGTCATGTCAGCTGCCGATCCTTGTATCAATCTATTTAAAGCTTTGTATGTGTATGCTCTTTTAATCCCTGGTCCGTGTTCCGAGAGTGCTTCATCGTGAGGTAATGGTTTGTGTATACCGAATTGATTTGGTTCCCATAAATGAAACCTGCACAATCTACCAAGGAGAGTTCTAACTTTACCACGTTGCTGTGCTCTACTCATCACTGCATCCATGAGCTGTTTAACAAAAGGCACTTTCGTATGGTATTGTTTAAATAATTCTTCAGCTTGTAGTTTATTTATACCTAGTTCAGCTTGTAATTTGTTTTTACCCATACCATAAAAAAGACCCAAATTGATCGTCTTGGCTTGAAATCTAGGTATGTTAGCCATATCTGCTACAATTTTATGAAAGTCTGCATCCTCGTTCTTGTATGCTTCAACAACATCATCAACAGAAAAAAAACCTTGTAGTGCAGCGTAGTGCACAACTAGTCTTGGTTCTTGTTGGTTATAGTCAAAACATCCCCACTTACACCCTTCTTCAGGTATAAACAAACTTCTGATCCGTGGTCCGAGATCCTTGTTCCTTGCAGGTATCTGCTGTAAGTTTGGATTATTCATACTAAATCTTCCTGTAACAGTCCCGCCACTATCACCACGTAACTGGTTTATCTCAGCATGTATCCTACCACGTTGTGAATATTTAAGTATGGTATCTATGAACGTCGTATGTGCTTTGTTTATTTCTCTTGCTTTTGCAATAGCTTGCACTAACTTATGTGGATGATTAGCTAAAAAGTTTTTAGTAAAGCTAGGTGCGCCTGTCTTAATTGTTCTTTCGTATGGCAAACCAAGTTTATCAAATACTTTAGCGATAGATCTTGCGGCCCATATCTGCACATCTTGTTTTGTTTCAGAATAGATAGCACCCAATAATCTATTCTCCTCTTCAATCATGTTCTGTTTTTCAACAGCGGCTCTATCGGCATCTACACGTACACCTAAAAATCTCATGTCTACCAGAACAGGAAACAGTTTTGTTTCCATGTTGAATATATCTTCTATATCTTGATGCATTATTTCTTTTTTCATTTCTTGCCACAACTCCAGTGTGAGTTGGGCGTCACGCTCTGCGTAAGCTCCAACGTACATAGCTGGTAACTTATACATTTCTGCTTTTGGATCTACACCCCAAGACTTTGCAGCTTCGTACAATGCGTTTTCATCTTTGCCTCTACCCAAATAATCTCTAGACAAACCATTTAAATCATATCTAAATCTATTTTCGTTAACTAGTGATGCAGCAATCATGGTATCTACAATTTGTCCTTTTACATTAATACCTATTTTTCTTAACCAACATATGTCGTACATAGCGTTGTGAAATATTTTTATAGAGTCTGTGTTCATCTGATCTTGTAACCAGTTTAAAACTATTTTACGGTCCATATTACCACCACCTTCGTGTGCTATTGGGTAGTAAGCACACCAATCGTGTGTTGCTAATGATATTCCAACCACATCGCCTACACCTACAACAGAACCAGAACCCATTCTTTCGTTTAAGTTTGGATCTTTTGTCTCTAAGTCTACGGCTATCTCATCATACTTACTTAGATCCGGAAAGTCTGTTGGTGGTATCCACTCTGTCTGTGGTTTAAATATCGTTTTCATGTTTACATTCTCCTGCTATTGCCATGTATGCGGCTGCATCAACGTACGTATCAGATGTAGGTTGACCAAATTTAGTTCTTGCTACTTTTAACAAAGCCATCATCACAGCTGCGTCGTGTGCTGTAATCTCTTTGTCTAGATATGCTGACCATAACTTTCCAATGTTTGCATGATTTACTATTTTATCTCCATAGGTTTTTGCTCTAGGTCCAGCAATCAATTCTTTTGCTAGTTGTAACGCTTCTTCTGTTTTCATATTTTATATCCTTTGTATATGTCTTTTGGTCTGATGACATGTAAATGATTTTTAGTTCTAGTTGCACCAACATAGAACAATCTATTTTCGTCATCAGGATTTTGTTCGTAGTTTCTTTGTGTGTTACGTGATAGATCTGTCAGGAGAACTACGTTGTCCTGCTCACCACCTTTTACTCCATGTATCGTAGACAAAATTATTCTAGGTTTAGAATTTAATTTCTCACCGTTCTCCCTCATACGTCTTATATACCTTATTTTTTTATCGGGTGCATCATCAAAAGCTTCAAACCAAACTTTATCAGTTTTTAAACCTCGTTTGCTTCGTAACTCATTCATGCCGTATGTAGCGTCTTTGTCTAGATACTTTAATTCTTCTTTCTGAAAATTATTTGGTGACATGTATGATGCTATTCTAGATACTTGTTCGTAATTTATATTCACACCTTTACGCACATTTTCCCAATCAGTGATTGCTGTGTACAGATCCTGTTCCTTGTTTGTTTTAAACTTGTTCTCGTAATACAACCCTTGTGAGTATAGGTGATCTTCTAAATTGTTTAACATAAATCTAGTTCTAGCTAACACTAGCCAATTACCTTGTTTCATGTTAACTTGTTCAAAGTCATCGTAATATGAAAGCAATCCTCTTTGTGTTTTTGGTCTCCACTCTTTTGGTAATCTATTTTGTATTTTGTTTATTATCCTTGATGCAATATCATGCACGACCTGCGGTATTCGGTATGACTGTGTCAGCTGCATTATCTTTCCCGTCTGTGTTATAAAACTATCTACATCTGCACCAGCCCATCTAAATATAGCTTGATCATCGTCACCTGCAATAAAAGTATCCTGTGTTTTATCCCATATTGACCTTGCCATATCCCATTGGGATAATGATAGATCCTGTGCTTCATCTATAAATACAACATCAAATTTAGGAGACTTATCAGACTTAATAAAATCTGTAATCATGTCTGTAAAATCTATTAACGTATAGTCTTTTTTGTATTGATTAAGATCAGATACAAACTGTTTGAGTTGTTGTATTGTTATATCTTGTGTATGTTCTTTTAAATTATATTGTCTCTCCGGTGTAATATTACGTAACTTAGCCATTTGCACAATACGTAGTAAATCACTTTTAGTTGTAAATAATCCTGTGTGTTCGTTATCGTATTCGTTGTAATCTAAATTGTAACCAGTCTTGTTTCCTAAATCCTCGTAGTGTCTACGTTGCATTACATCTTCTTTTTTAATACCAAGTCTTTTAAAAGCTAATGAATGTAATGTTCTAAAATAAGGAAGATCATCCTCTGATAAATTAAATTTAGACATGGCTCTATCTCTAGCGTGATACGCAGCTTTTTGAGTAAATGAGAAGTATCCAATTTTATCTGGATCTGTTTGTTTTAAATACTTATCCACTTCGTTCAATAATGTTGTAGTCTTGCCTGTGCCGGGTGGACCCAATACAATAGTTTTCAAAACGCATCCTCCTTTTTAAATTTACGTTCTTTTATTTTTATTTGTTCTTTCTCAAATTGTTTTAACCTTATCACAGATAATTTCTTTTTACCTATTGTCATTCTTATATGTTCGCACGCATGGTGTTCCAGTAACCAAAATAAAGTCATGTCATATTTTTCTGTCCATTTATGTCTGTGTAAAAATTTGTGATAAAAATGTGTAAATATAAAATGGTGATGGTTGTCTTTGTTCCAAACATTACCGGCCTCCATGTCTTCTTTTGTTGCACCCTCTGCCGTTCTACTAGTGCAATAATTTTCTAAATGTTGTGCTAGTTGTTCTAGTTTAGATGCACCAGTAGGTGCCTCAATAATTTCTGGGTTAGACATCAAAAGCGAGACCATGTCTTTATAATCTTTTGGTTTTATTGTTGGTGGAAACTTATGTATTTGATTCATACATGCTCTTACAAACAATCTTTGCTCTTGTAATTCTTCCGCCTTTAATTCTACTCTTTCACCGTCTACATTTAATCTAAATATTTTTGGGTCTAACTCTACGATTTGTAGGTCCGATAGTTGTGGAAACATGCTTTGTGTGCCTATACCATACTTTCTAGTTTTACATAATTGTTTATCACAATGATTGCACATTGGCTCTTCATTGCATTTAAAACCATAGTCTTTGTTATCTTTTCTAAATTTTGTAATCTCGTCATGTCTAAATGGATTTACAAAATGTTTGTAATTAAATTCATCTAATTTATCTGTCCAACTGTCTGGCCATTTCTTTTTTGCATACACTCTAAATTGAAACATAACTCTATCTCTACCATCATCTAACTTTTCTTTTGTTAAAGATTCTAAACAAGGTGGGCCGTCATCAAACTCTGATGGTGGTCTTTCTATTTTTAAATCTTGTAATTCTTTTGGTGTAAGAGAACCAACTTTTACAGCGTTTAAAAAAACATCTATTTTAATTGCTTGGCCCTTAGAATCAAAGCAATATCTTGTTGTATTTTTATAATTAAAGTATGGTAAATTTAAAAAATTTCCTGTATCATCTTGCGATTTTAATTCAATTTGTTTTGGAAAAACCTCAGCGTTACCAAATCCTAGCACAGCACTTATTTAAAAGTTTTCTGTGATCAAGATTGTATTTATCTACATCAATACAGCCCCATCTACATTCGTTATTCTCGTTAATAGGTATGATACCAAGACTAGGTTCTATACCATTGAGATGATCTTCCCAATGTTTATCAGTAACTGGTTCTCGTTTTACAAACGATTTACCTTTTACTTTGAGCCCATCGGCACCCTTCTTGTCCACATAGGTGCAACCATGTGCTCGCATTAATCCTGTAAATATCTTTCTAAAAGCTTCCATAATTATTTTGCTGAGGGCGGGTCCAGTCTCCCATCACCGCCCCCATCTTCCGGCATGGAAGTCTTTAGTACGGCGAATCGGATTTGGATTCTTGATCTCCGTGTTTAGCTTCGATAGCACCTTTAGCAACACTGTTACTAAAACCTTTTACCGTTTCGTAAACATTTCGATCAGACACAGGTCCTTTTCTAGACACATCCCAACCAAACCATGTACCTTTGTCGTTTGATTGCTGAACTGCTTTTAAAGTATAAATGTGGCTATATGTTGGCGGTGTAAAAATACCATTTTTACCCTGCATCTTTAATCCTGACATCATCGAGTTCCATTTTCTGCTAATCTTAAGTTGAGTAGCTTTCATAGAAATCAAAGCTGTTGTAGGATTTTTACCTAGCACGTAAACAAAGTGACTAACAGTGTTCTCTAGATAATTACCGTTTGGTAATCTGTCTTTGTTAAAAGAATCTCTAGTTGTTTTAGGTAGATCATCACCAGCTTCATATATTTTTACTGGTGATCCTGTTCCACCTTTACCTCTGTCTTGCCACTCTATGTATTGTCTTTTGTAATACACAGGAATCACATCGATACCAGTGGCACCGTTGTGTAATTCATTGGTTACTGAATTAATAATCATACCAGGTTCTGCCCCCTTGATATATTTATTATCCATCTTATTGCATTCTGGTGACAATTGTCCCAGAACTTTCATAAACGGAAGTGCTAGATCTTCTTGTTGTATATTTAAACCCTGACCTGCGTCAGCTTCAAACATATTAGCACTAAGTTCGTTTTTCTTTTTTGTTTGTACTTCACTCATGTTTATTGTTTCCTTTTTATTGTTGTTTTGTTTCCAACAAAGATGTTGAAAAGTTCCGTTGGCATTTCTTTACCTGCCTCCATACGCTCACGGACTAACGCTTTTAGAGTCATGGGCTCGACCTTTAGCTTTTGCATCGGATCAAGACCCCGACTCTTTGCAAGTTCGGCATAATCAGCCGCCTTGTTATCCTCGTTACGACCGAACGATACGGATATCTCATTTTTGAT